GTCGGACACCGGCACCACATCCACAACCTGCGGGTCGAAGTCATCCATCCGGCTGAATTCGCCGGTTTCTTCATATTCGTATTCGGCGGGCATGAAGTCGTGCACCACGCGGGCGAGGATCCGCAGTTCTTTGTGCATGGCGGCGTGCATCCGGGCCTGCACCCCGGACATCACCTTCATGGACCGCTCCATCAGCGCGAGGGTGGTGCCCACCGGCGCCTCCGCACTCATGTTGCCCACTTGGATATCGGCCACGGAGCCGATGCGCCGGCCTTCCTCCACGATGTTGCCCAGCAGTTGATAGAGTACGGTGGAGGGTTCTTTGAACGGTAGCGGGAAGATATTATCCCGGATGGACCCCGCGGGAATGTCCACGTCACGGAACTCGCCCGGCGACAGCGGGCCGTTGTCTCCCTTGATCCGCATCCCCTTGGTCTTGAGGCCCGCCGGCAGGTTCGCCAATGTGCCCGCGTCAATGAGCTGGCGCAGGATAGATGTCGCGGATTTAGTCAGTCCACCAATGAGGTGGATCAGGCCGGTGCCATAGAACCCCATACCCGGCAGGTAGGAGTAATGCGCGAAGTGCATCCGCTTGCGCATGTCCGGATCATCTGCATACCAATTGCGCCGGATAGCGAGGATTGTCCGGGAGCTGAGGTCGATTGTAACCACGTGTGGGCGTGCCACCCCGTCCGGGTCGCCCAGCGGCTCCGGCAGGTCGATATCCACGTGCATCTCCAGCAGTGTGTGACGGTCATCGTCGTGGATCGAGAGGCGCGAGCCCTCAATCTCGTCGTATTTGTCGTCAATATCCGTGCGCTCGGCGGACGGGGCCGGCAGGTCCACGTCGCGGTAGAACCCGGAGAGCTGGAGTTTCAGCACCTCGTTGGGGTCTTTCTTCATCACATGCGTGTATCGCTGCGCTGTGGCGAGGTTTGAGGCGCCATAGCTGATCACGAAATCTTCCGCCGGCACAAACACGCTGGCCGGGCGGCGCAGGATCGGATCGTAGTATATCTTCTTGAATGCAGAGCCGGCGAGCGGCAGCCGGAACGTCATCAGCTCCATCTCGTCTCGGTATTCTTCCATCTGCTCGGTGATGAGATAGTTCAGCTCATTCTTGACGCGGACGGACTGCTCGTATTTCTCGCGGGTGGTCTTGCCAATGATCTTGGTGTTGACCGGCCCGGAGGCGGGCATGATCTCGCTCATGGCCTGTGCTTGGAACCGCACCACCGCCTCGGCCAGCATCGGGTGGAACACCCCTGAGGCCCCCTGCCACGGGATCGTCCGGTCCTCAATCTTCAACCCCAGCAGGTCCATGCCATTTATATACGACTGGGCCCAGTCCCGCCGACTCTCCCGGTCCGCCCTGAACAGATCAACGAGCTCGGATGCCAGCCCCACAAGGTCTTGGTCGTCCAGAAGCTCGGCAAAGTTCGCATCATGGTCCACCTCGAACGCCTCGGCCGGGCCCTCGAACGCTGCGTCATCCCCGAACTCAATAGTAATCTCCCCGTCCTCGGTCGCCATGGTCGTGACCGTGGTGTCCTCGGGGAGGTCAATCTCCAGCTCGCTCAGCTCAGGGTTTTCCAACAGATCCAGATCTGCCGGGGTCAGTGTCTTGCTAATAGCCATGGGGCGCTCCTGCGGATCTGTGGTTGGCGGCACTATATAGTGTATGAGGCATCAATAATAGCCCTCCCGGTGGGGGAGGGTATATTGGGGTTCGTCTATCTCGTCTGTGGGCAGGGTGATGAACCCGCCTTGGCGGAACCTGAGCATCGCCATGACCGTGCTGTCCACGAGGTCATCATTTGACCCGTAGGGGAACGCCGCGATTTCTTCCACGAGCTCCTCGGCCCAGCGCCGGTCAGGCACCCAGACCATCCCGGAAGAAATTATGTCCGCCACGCTGTTGAGCCGGACCATCTTGTCGCCGGTGCCCCGATGTGGGGTGTATTCCTGCACGGGGAGACCCGTGCGCCGCAACTCTTGGTAGAGCGCCACCCCGGCAGACTTCTTCTCCACAATGAAACTGTCTGGCTGCCACTCTCTATAGATGTCCATCGCCTTGGCCTTGAGCTCCGGGAACTCCAGCCGCTCCTTGATGGAGTGCAGGGCGATCAGTTGGTACGCGCTTTCCTCCTCGTTGAGGAACACACCCCACAGGGTTATGGCGGTATAGTCCGCACGGTTGTGGGTCTCCGCTGCGGCGTCCAGCGAGGCAATGATGTATTCGCAGCTCGGGGGTTGGTCACGCAGCCACTTGCGCCACCACTCCCGCTTGATAATGGAGACCTCCTCCGAGGTCGGATCCTGTTGATACTGCGCGTTCCACTGATAGGCCGGCATGGACGCCTTGGTGCGCAGCAGGGCTGGCAGGTCGAAAAACTCCGGCCAGAGCGCCTTCTGGGTAGGCTCGTCCGTGTCCTTGTCCGGCACGGTGAGGATCGCAGGGAACTCGAACACCTCATATTGGTCCGACCCCTCATTCTGGGTCATGTCCCTTGTCAGCCGACCAATAAGATCGTCCATGTGCCAGCGGGTATGGACGACCGCCACGGCCCCGCCCGGCATGAGCCGGGTCCGGGCACCGAAGGCGAACCATTCATATGCCTTCTGGAAAGCCGAGAAGTTCCCGTTCAGCACATCCTGCTCAGAATGTGGATCGTCCACGATGAGCATATGCGCGCCGCGGCCCGCCAAGGCAGAGCCAACGCCCGCAGCGAAGAACTCGCCCCCGTGGTTGGTGTTCCATCGCCCCGCAGACTTGCTATCTGTGGCGAGGGTCACGTCAGGAAACACTTCCTTATATGCAGGTGTGGCGATCAGGTTCCTGATCTTGCGGCCAAAGTCCACTGCCAGATCCGTTGTATGCGAGACCAGCATCACCTTGTGGGAGGGGTTCCGCCCCATATACCACGCAGCGAAGAAGATGGAGACGAGCTGGGACTTGCCGTGCCGCGGCGGCACTGATACGCTCACGCGGTCCTTGCGGCGCGCCTCAATATCCTCCAGAAGCCCCGCCAGCCGCACATGGTGCGCCCCGACCTTGTAGTCCGGCATCATATGTTGGCAGAAGGGAATCAGATTGTCTTGGAGATGCGTAACGCGGCGGTCCGCCTCGAACCGCTCCACCAGCGCGTAAAGTTCTTCCGCCTCCGCATCTGTGAGCTGGTCCACATTCGCCAGCAGCAGGTCGAAATCCTCTGGCGTGAACTCCGTAGCATCAAGCACGGTCAGTCCCTCTCGTGGTCCACGAGGTCCGCATCCGGGATATCCAGTGGCGTCACATCCCTGAGTCGGGTCAGCTTGTCCTTGAGCTTGCTCCGCAACTCGTCACTCGTCTGGTGCGTCACCGTGACCTCGCTGCGCTGCGTGAACAGGCCCACATCCGTGATCTTGCCCAGCATCTCCAGAGCCCGGATCCGGATCCGGGGGTCCGGATTATCCGTCTCCAGCACGAGCTTGTTCATAACATAGTGACGCACCTTGATCGCGTCCTGCACGATCTCGTGCCCAAACTCGTCCAGCATCTCCGCAACCATCATCACCGCCGCCGGCGGCATAGCGCCGATCTTTGCAGGAGTGGCCTGCGCAGAGGTGGTTTCAGGGTCAGAGGCATAGGCAGTGGTGAGGCCCGCGGCCGCGGCCGCATCCTCCTTGGTGGGGTCGATCTCCAAGCCGTGTTCAGACAGCAATCTGGCCGCGTTGGCTGCCGCCTTCGCGTTCCGGATGAGATCCCGCTGCCCCGCAAGGTCATCTTTGGCGGGCACAGGGACGCCTTCTTCTATCTCTAGATGCAGTGCCATGGGCGGATGGTAGCACAACATGGCTTACGCGGGCAAGGGCGCAGTCTCGGTGGGAGCGCCGAGGGCGCCGGGCTACGGCCGAAACGGGAGCTATATATAAGGAGTGGTGGGCGGGGTGGGGTGTGGGTGACCGTTTTTGTCGGATTTGTGGCTTTGTTGGTGCGGAATAGTATGTATACAGCGGGACGACGCCGCCACGCCG